GATTTTCCAACTGATTTGGTTAACCAAGCAGCAGCAGACGTTGAACAGCTTATTAAAGCTAACGTAAAGCCTCTGAGACGTGTTCTCAGACCGCTGTCTGTTGAGGAAAGTATCTGCGGTATACCATCCATTTCTGGTTATGATGCAATGGAATTCGATACATCTGAAGGATTCCCATTTACTGGATTGAGACCACATGGAGCGCATGATAAACGATGGCTGTTCGATCTTGGAACTGATCAATTTGGTTATTATCTAAATTCAATTGAACCAGTTCTTGAAAAGACGATGGAACAAAAGATGGAACAGCGAAAACAAGGAATCGTGCCCATTACAATATTCACTGATTGTTTGAAGGATCTTAAACTTCCGAAGAATAAAGCTCATAAGACTAGAATATTTTCTGTGAGTCCTGTCGATTATACAATACATTTTAGACAGTACTTTTATGACTTTACCATTGCATTCCAGCATTATAGAAAAGATGTTGAGAGTGCTGTTGGAATAAATGTCGATTCTTATGAATGGCATGATATGATTCAAGCATTATTGGAAAACAGTGAATTATTTGTTACTGGTGATTATTCCAAGTTCGGACCAAGACTAATGGCTAAATGTACAACAAAAGCCTTTGAAATCATCAATTCTTGGTATGAACATAACGGCGATGACGACGTAGTTAATAAGCAAATTAGATATATTTTAGGACAAGAAACAGTATTCAGCAAGCATTTAATGCTGAATATGGTGTACGAAACTTATTGCGGAGCACCGAGTGGTTGTCCTATTACAACTATTTTAAATAATTTAGTTAATATGATGTATATTATAATAGCTTTTCTATCCATCCAAAGAAAGGCTAATAAGAGCGCTGATGATATGCACAGCGCAACTTTTGTAAACTTCAGAAATAAAGTCAAGGTGTACTTTTATGGTGACGACATGATAATGACAGTAGGTCAGGACCTGTTGGAAACTTTTAATGGTCTCACTTTGAGTAGATTTTTTGCAGATTACGATATTACGTTTACGGACGCATTGAAGACTGGGTCTCTAAGGAAAGGAGATTCACTCTTTGATCCACAAACATCGTTCCTGAAGCGTAATATCAAAC